AGCTGCGCGATCTCACCGCCACCACTGGCGCATACCTGTGGCAGCCATCAACACAGGCCGGACAGCCTGACTTGCTTCTCGGCAAGCCAGTCTTCACCGACCCGAACATGCCAACAGTTACCACCACAGCCGGCAAGGGCCTTGCATTCGGCGACTGGGGACGTGGAGTTATGGTCCGCATCGCCGGCGGCGTTCGCGTGGAGTCCAGCCAGGACTACGCATTCAACACTGACCTGAACACCTTCCGCTTCATCATGCGTGGAGATTCTCAGATCATCGACGCGGCAGCAGCTCGGGTACTTACCTACCTGACCTAATCCGTTAGCTGAAGGGCGCACGCTGGGCCTCGGTCCAGTGTGCGCCTCAAGGCATTATTGAAAGGGGCACAGATGCCCGCAATCCGTTTACAGATCGCAGCGTCCGGCTTTGAGTCCGGCGCAGTCGTCGAGGCCGACAAGGTCACAGCCGACAACCTGATCATGAACAACTTCGCTACTCGCGCCGACAAGGACGAGATTCCAGTCGGCACACTAGAGACCGCTTCTGTCGATCTCAGCGTGGAGAACGCAGCACTACCCACACCACGCGGCCGCAAGCCTAAAGCCTCGTAAAGATGCATAGAGACGTTCTGGAGTGGGTTCAGAGATGGGCACCATCTGGGCCGAAGAACGTCCTCGATGTCGGCGGCCGAGACATCAACGGTCAGCCCCGCTACCTGTTCAACTCAAGCTCGACCTTTGAGGTGATCGACCTCGTCGAGGCTCCCGAGGTGACATGGGTCGGCGACATTCTCGACTTCGGCGCAGTCGAAACTTTCGACGTCGCCCTCTACTTGGAGGTCGCCGAGCACACTGCCGAATGGCCCGAGCACATCCGCCACATTTCGCACCTGGTCGACCCTCACGGCGGCCTGTTCGTCTTTACCGCTGCAGGCTACGGCCGAGCACCTCACTCAGCAGCGGACGGCGGACGCCTGCAGCCGGGCGAGCACTACCAGAACATAGCCCCAGACGCCCTCGCTGGCGTCCTCGATACCTGCTTCTCGAAGCACGTCCTCGACATTCACGGCGAAGACGTCCGAGCGGCGGCATGGAGATGACCGAATGACCATCACAAACGGCTACATCACAAGCGCCGAGGCTCAGGCCTATACCGGCGTCAACCTCGCCGGCTCGACAGCACTGCTCGACGATGTCGTCACAGCATCGAGTCGCCTCATTGACGAGTACTGCGGCCGCCACTTCTACTCCGAGACCTCCATCCGCTACTTCGACACCGATGACTCTCAGGTCCTCACGCTCGGAGCGTTCAATGATCTCACCTCGGCGACCTCGATCACCGAGGACACCGACGGCGACGGAACCTATGCCACGACCTACACGGCGAGCGAGTATCAGCTCGGCCCAGTCGGAGCAGCGACGAGGGCTCCGATAGCTGAGCCGTTCTCTGAACTCCGCCTCCTCGATAACGTCACCTTCTCGGTCGTCGTCCCGACTGGCCGTCGTGGCCTCATCAAGATCAACGGGACATGGGGCTGGCCTGCAGTCCCGGTCGAAGTCAAGCAAGCCTGTCGGATCATCGTCGCCGAGGTCATGAAGCTGGAGTCCGCTCCGCTCGGGATTGTCGGCTTCGCAGACTTCGGCGTGACTCGGGTCTCTAAGTCGATGAGCCCTCGGGCGATTCAGATGCTGAGCCCGTATCGCCACGGCGGGAACTTCGGCATCGCGTGAGCGAGATCACGAACGGCGAGATCCGAGACGTCATCGCCCTGGCACTGTCAAGGGTGCCAGGAGTGAACATCTACCGCTTCCCGCCCGAGGACATCGCAGCGCCTGCAGTGTTCGTCGCTGGCTTCACGATCCGCCCGCTGACCTTCGACGGCCACCGAGAGACCTCGGTCGACCTGACCGTCATGGTCTCGCACCGTCACGTCGACCAGCTCGCCTTCCTCGATGCGATGCTCGACTCCGAGGGCAGCTCCTCAATCGTGGCCGCCATTGACGCCGCAGCGAGCCCAGACGTCAACCTTCGAGTGAACACCATCGGGAGCTACCGAGAGGTCACCATCGCAGACGTCCCCTATTACGCCGCCGATATAACCGTCGAGGTCTTGACCTAATGGCTACTACGAACAGCACCTTCGAGTTCGGGCAGAAAATCATCAACTACGGAGACACTCTCGGCAAAGTCAACAAGACCGCCGTGATCGCTGCGGCCGTCGTTTATAAGACCTCAGCGCTCGCCTCTGGGGCACGCTTCACCGGCGGCGACCTCCGCTTCTCTCGATGGAAAGGGAGACAAGGACCGAAGATGGGCGCAGGCTTCGAGGTCACCGGCACAGTCCAGGCGACAGCGATCCTTAAAGCGAAGCCGTTCGGCATCTGGTGGTTCTTGGAGGATGGCAGCGTCGAGCACGACATCGCTCCGAAGTCAAAGCGGCGAGGCAGTGCGAAGGCTCTGCACTTCGGCGGAGGCGACGCCTTCGCCGCTCACGTCCATGTCAAAGGCCGCAAGGGCACGAACGCCTGGTCCCTTGGAATCAAGGCCGGCACCGAGCCCGCCATTCAGGCTTACAAGCGGACCCAGATCATCGCCCTCGCAGAGGCTCACTGAGTGCGCGTTCTGCTCGTCCATCCCGGCCCGAGCTTCTCGGTTCAGGACGTCTACGACGGCTGGGCTGAAGGCTTCGAGACCCTCGGTCACGAAGTCGCCCATTACAACCTCGGGCAGAGACTGACGTGGGGCGGGATAGCTCACCTCTCCAAGACCGACGGGACATTCATCCGAGCGTTCAATGAGCCCGAGGACGTCTATCAGTTCGCCCTCAGCGGACTCAGCCAGAGCGCTTTCTACTGGTGGCCGGATCTGATCGTCTTTGTTAGCGGCTTCATCTTGGACCCGCAGTTCATCGCAGTCGCCCGCAGCCGTGGAATGAAAACGGCCTGCATCTTTACCGAGTCGCCCTATGAGGACACTCGACAGCTCGCAGCCGCTTCGACCTTCGACGTCGTAGCGCTCAACGATCCGACCAACCTGGCACAGTTCCAAGAGCTGACGAACGCCATCTACACGCCTCACGCATATCGACCCTCGGTCCACTATCCCGGCGAGACCAGCATCGAGTCTCGGGACTGCATCTTCGTCGGCACTGGCTACCCGTCGAGGGTCGCCTTCATGGAGCGATGCGACTGGTCAGGCATCGAGCTCGGCCTCGCTGGCAACTGGCAGAACGTCCCCGAGTCACTCACCGAGCGAGTCGTCCATGACGTCGAGGACTGCATCGACAACTCCGACACCGCCGAGCTCTACCGCCGAAGCCGTACCTCATTCAACCTCTACCGCACCGAGACGAACGGCGACGTCTCCGACACTGCTGAAGGCTGGGCCGTTGGGCCGAGAGAGATCGAGCTCGCAGCTTCTGGCTGCTGGCAAGCTCGCCAGTCCCGAGGCGAATCAGACGAACTCTTTCCGATGCTCCCGACTTTCGACAGTCCCGAGGAGCTCGGAGAACTCATCCGATGGGCACTAGCTCATCCTCAAGAACGGGCGGCGCAGGCTGCTCTAGCAAGAGCGGCGGTCGCTGATCGCACGTTCCCGAACAATGCCCGGCAGCTAATCACGGCGGCCGGGTTCTAGTCAACGAAAGAGAGGCCATCTCATGGCAGCAGTATCAGGTAAGAAAGGACGTCTGCTAGCGGACGTCACGCCCACAGGAATCGGTGTGGCCGTTCCGGTCGCACTGCTCAAGGACTGGTCCTTGGACCTCTCCACCGACAACACTGACGTAACCGCCTTCGGCGATGCCGTCCATGTTTTCGTGCCCGGTATCCCTTCAGCAAGCGGAAGCTTCTCCGGCTACTTTGACACCGCCGGCTCCCAGTTCGCTGTCTCGACAAGCGTCGCCGCAGGCCGCAAGGTCTACCTCTACCCGAACTTCACCGACAACGCTTCGCTGTACTGGTTCGGAACTGCTCACTTCGACATGAGCGTGAGCACTGCAGCCGACGGCGCTGTCGAGATCAGCGGCAGCTTCAACGCCGCCTCCGCAATCACGAGCAGCACGGGCATCTAGGTATGGCTGACGAGTGGGCCGTCAACACACCTAGCGGACAGATGAGACTGGCGGACTTTACGCTCGACCAACTCATCGAACTCGAAACGGACACTAGCGAGCAGTGGTGGCAACTGCTCGCTAGTCCGTTCCGATCCGCAAGAAGTGCAAAATATATCTACAGCGCCGCATGTGTGCAGATGGGCTGCGAGCCCGAGGTGCTGACCGTTCGGACAATCACGGACGTCTTCGTCCAGGTGGCCGAGAATCTGCCAGACACCTACGGCGGAGGACTCCCAAAAGCGGAGGACGATCCATCAGCCTCGATCAGTGGATCGTCTTCGGAGCCTGCTCTTTCAACTGGACCCCAGCCCAAACCCGAAGCCTGACAGTCAGGGAGCTCCAGCTCCTGAGCGAGTCGATGTCGAGTAAGTGATTACAAAGGAGGGCCCGTCATGGCGTTAATGGAAAAGCTGCAGATGCTCATCACTGCAGACGCAGGCGGGGCGATCCGAGAGTTCAAGAAGGTCGGCAACGCAGCAGACAAGGATCTCGGCCGGGCGACAAGCAGCGCTGAGCGCATGTCCTCGAAGATGATGTCGATGGGCGCTGGCGCTGTCGTCGGCGCCATCGCCCTCGGCGCTGGCCTCGCATCTCTGGCGAAGGACGCCTCCGACGCTGAGACGCAGCAGCTCAAGCTGACGAACTCGATCAAGAACTCAGATCAGGTCTACGCCGGCAACGGTAAGGCGCTGCGCGATCAGGCCTCCGCCATCATGAAGCTGACCGGCGCAGACGACGACGCCATCGTCTCGTCTCAGGCTCTCCTGGTTCAGTTCGGAAGATCCTCCGAAGAGATTCAGAAACTGACTCCACTCGCGGTCGACCTCAGCGCCAAGATGGGGATCGACCTCGAAACGGCTATGAAGGCCATCGGCAAGAGTTCAGACGGCTCGTCGGGCGCTCTCAAGAAGATGGGGATCGAGGTCACGGATCTCGGAGGCGGGGCGACAGCAACAGACAACACCATCGCAGCACTCGCCTCGACCGTCGGAGGATTCGCTGAGGAGCAGGGGAAAACATTCGCCGGCTCCCTCGAAATTGCGAAGGCAAAGTTCGGCGAGTTGAAGGAGTCCATCGGCGGCGGAGTCCTTGACATCGTCAACCCACTGCTGAGTATCGGGACGGCGGCGGGAGACCTCAATCCGAAGATTGGCGAGACCGTCGGTCAGGTTGCAACCCTCGGAGCTATCGGAGCGGGGCTCGTCGGTTCGCTCTCTGTCGGCACTGGCGCAGTCATGAAGATGCGCGACAACTTCACCACGATGAGCGGCGAAGGCGAGAACGCCACGCGCAAGCTGACCGGCGCAGGCAAGGCCGCCGGAGCCCTCGCCGCAGTCGGCGCAGCCGTTGCCATCTTCGAGATCGGCAAGGCGCTCAACGAGGCAACCTTCGACGCTGCGAAGTTTGACAACGCTCTCAAGGATCTCCAGACGGGAGTCACCTCGACAGGCAAGGTCACGATCGCATCCTTCAAGACTCTCGCAGAGTCGAGCACCAACTTCGGCGACCGATTCTGGGACGCAATTAATCCCGGCAATGCCTTCACCCTCGACGGCGTCACAGTGCAGTTCGATGACGCGAACAGAGCACTCAAGGGGCTCGTCGAGTCGGGCGATACTGCAAGTCTCCAAGAGACTCTCGACATGCTCGGGAATGCGACCTTCGACCCTGGCGCCGGTACTGGCGCATGGCTTGACATCGCGAACTTCAAGAACGACCTCGTCGGCTATCAGAACACGATCGACGCGACTGCCAAGTCCTCGCAAGCTGCAGCTCAGGCAACTCTGGGACTGAGCGAGTCCACCTCTACAGCAGGCGATGCTGTTGCCCTCACAGAGGAGGCGCTCAAGGGCTACGACGAGATCCTCAAGCTGAGCACCATCAACCACGACAGCGCAGCAGAAGCGGCAAAGGGCTTTTCTGAAGCCCTAGAGAATACAAGCACGCTCGACGACGCTACCGCCGCAGCCTCGTCGCTCGGCACGACGATGAGGACGTTTAAGGACGACGTCGCAGCACTGCCGAAAGACATCGACCTCACAAAGCTCGCCCTCGGCGGCTACAACGAAGAACAGCAGAAGAGCATCGACGCCCTCGTCAGCGCCGGCGAAGCGAACTCTAGCTATCTGTCGAGCCTCATCGAGCAGGGCGCAACGGCTGACGACGTGCGCGGCAAGGCCGATCTCCTCCGGGTCGGGTATGTGAACCAGGCGAAGCAGATGGGGCTCAACGACGAGCAGACTGCGAAGTACCTAGAGACTCTCGGGCTGACTCCAGGTCAGGTCGATACGGCCATCAAGCTCTCCGGCGATGCCGACGCCCGCTTCAGGATCGAGGCCTATCAAGGCCTCATCGCTGCGACACCACCGTCCAAGCTGACGACCTACTACGCGGCGATCTCCGCCGGCGACTACATCGGGGCCGCCCAGAGTCTCAACAACCTCGCAAAGGACCGTACAGCGACGATCTACCCGCAAATGGCAGCCGTCGGCGGCTTCTTGGGGCAGTTACTCAACGGCGGCGGCCAAGACGGTAACCCTTTTACGCCGAGGGCGAAGGGCGGTCGAGTCGGGAACGAGACCTACACCGTGAACGAGAAGGGCCCCGAGCTCTTCACGCCGACCTCCTCCGGCTTCATCATGAACGCCGGAGATACTCAGTCCATGCTCCGAGGAGTCTCCACGCTCATCGCTGGCGGCGGTCGAGGAGCCTCTCAGGTTCACGTCTCGGTCCCGGTCACGTTCGCCGGACCCGTTGCTCAGGACTCCGTCCGCTGGATTACTGACACCATCACGAAAGCAACTCGGACCGGCATCCTCTCCTCTGGCGTTCTGTCTGGCGCTGGCCGATGACGGCGTCGATACCAGGAGGAATGACGATCACGGTCGAGGTCGGCTTCGGAGCGACTGGACCAGATGACGCCGCTCCCACTTGGACCGACATCTCGACGAGCGTCCTTGTCTCCTCTGGCATCGTCGCCGAGAAGGGGCGCTCGACGCTCTCGGACAAGATCGGCGTCGGCACTCTCAAGCTCACGCTCAACAATCAGAGCGACGACTTCAACCCAGAGAACACCTCCGGCGCTTACTACCCAGACGTCATCGACGGCGTCCCGATCAGGCTCAGACTCACGAAGGGCGCAACGACTGAGACCGTCTGGCGAGGCTACGTTGACGCTTGGCCGCAGGTTGATCGGCTGACTGAGAAGACTGTCGAGGTCGAGTGCTTCGATATGTTCGGACTGATCGCTCAGGGCATCGCTCCGGCGACTGCATGGGAGGCCGAGGTCGAGTCGCTAGCAACTCAGCCGGACCGATGGTTCCAAGTTGGCCCGTCGGGCTGGCTTGAACGCAAGACCGGAAAGCAGTGGAAGCACACCGGCGGCCTAAAGAAGCTCGACCCAGTGATCGACGGCAAGGATGAGGGCTACGGGCAGGACGACCCCGACGGCTGGGGACAGGTCGACGAGCTCCTTCTAGAGCCCTACTCGGGGCGAGTAGTTATCTCCATGTGGGTGAGTGTCACCGTAGGCGCGACCGACCCGCTATCTATCCCACTCATTTCTCAGTTCGGCTCAGTGAATGGCCTGTCCGGGTATCTCTCGATTGAGGACTTCGGGTATGGGCAAAACATTGCAGGTACATTCGGCACGGCTACCAAATCCATGTACTTCCTAGCCAGTCCTCAGATTGGAGCCTTTTCACTGGGTGGCGTTCGCCATCTCATGTTCGCATTCGAGCCGCCTCTAACATCAACAGCATGGTGGACGAGCGGTCTCAACTGGTATTACGGAGCGACCACTGACCCTCAGTTCATGGATGTCTGGGTGGACGGCAAGCAAATCGACTTCCACAGCGACTCAAGCTCCTCGAACGCCTCCCCGACCACACCCTCCTCGCCGATGATGATCGGAAGCTGGGGCTCGCAGAACATGCCAACCGTTCCCCCTTACGAGGGCGTCATCGACGAGGTCCTCATCTGGGAAGACCACCCTGACAGCTTCGACGATCTCGGCACCATCGCCGCCCAGCTCTACTCGGCCGGCTCTTCGCCCTGGTCGAACCAGAGACTCGACGAACGGCTGACCGACCTTGTTACAGCGTTCGGAGTTGTCAACGCTGTCGGGACCTTTCAAGTCTCTGGCATTGTGACTCAGCAGTCCTACACTTCGGACGCCTCGCTCGACCTACTGCAGAGGGTGGAGGACACCGAGCAGGGCCGAGTCTGGATCGACCGCCTCGGAGAGATCAGGTTCTCCAAGCGGTCATGGGCATGGGACGACACGGTCTCGAACACTGTGCAGTACACCTTCTCCGACGACCCGGCCCAGATCGCCTCGGGAGACTTTCAGATCCTCGCCGAGGGATTCATTCTCGGCAGAGATCCCAGAGAGGTGACCAACGTCGCAAAGGTGAACTCGACGTTCGGCCGGCAGCAGGTCGTCCAGGATGACGCCTCAATCGTAAAACGAGGCATTCGCAACCCGTACACGCTGACCGGCCTCCTCCATCCATCGGACCGCCAGTCGCTGTCCATTGCGGAGTGGATCATTCTCAGCCGCTCCGAGCCCCAGACAAAACTCTCCGAGCTCACCGTCTCAATCAGTCGGAACTCGACGCTCTACGCGTCATTCGCTCAGACGGTCGAGGAGGGATATCTCGTCGAGGTCAACCGTAAGGGCGTCCAGTACTTCTGCCACGTGACCGGCATCAAGCATCAAGTAACCGAGGCCGGCTGGCTTGTCACGCTCAGCCTCGACTCATCAAGGACCGGATATTCCTTCTTTAAGTGGGGCACCTCAACATGGGGCGGCGCCGCTGGATGGGCTTTCTAAGGAGACCAAATCATGACCACGCCTTACGTCGACCCGCAGACGGTCCACAACCCAACTCCCGGAGGATCTCCGCCGGCCTCATGGGGCGACACTGTCCGAGATGACCTGCAGCTTTTCTCGACGCCTCCCTCGGTGAAGGCCGTGAGGACTGCAGTCCAGTCGCTCGCTAACAACACCGATACGGCTATCGCTTTTACTGCAGCCGACGAGTGGGACACCGACAGCTTCCACTCGACAACCGTAAACAACACAAGGGTGACCATTCCGGCTGGCCTCGGTGGGAAGTACCACCTAATTGGCAGCGTAACTTTCGCTACTGCCGCCGATTCACAGCGCGTTGTAAAGATTCGGCTCAATGGCTCCACCGAGATCGGGCTTCTCAACGCCACAGGGATCGGCTTGGGCGGCTGGAGCTGCTCAGTTCCGATCATGTACGCCCTTACCGCTGGCGATTACGTCGAGCTCGTCTGTTATCAGTTCTCAGGCGTTGCTCTCAATATCACCGGCACCTTCTCGGCTCACTGGGTCTCGCTATGAGAGACCTCGGGATCGCTGACCGGCTGAGAGCTGCAGGGCTTCGAGTATCTGAGACTCCAGGCTGGCAGCAGCGAGGCTCGTCAGGCTTCGATCCTCGGGGCGTCATGTGGCACCACACCGCCAGCGCCATCGGCAGGGATGCGCCCTCGCTCGGCATCTGCATGAACGGCCGACCTGACCTCGCTGGGCCGCTCTGTCACGTCCTCGTCAGCCGTTCGGGTATCTGCCACGTCATCGCTGCAGGGCGAGCGAATCACGCCGGAGCGGGCGGCTGGCCGCCGATGGGAGTCGGAGGAAACTCCGCCTTCTACGGCATCGAAGCTGAGAACACCGGCTACAACGACGGCCCAAAGGCTGAGCCGTGGCCCGATGCGCAGCTCGATGTCATCGCTCGGGCGACTGCAGCACTGCTCAGCGGCAACGCCTCGCAGATCCCGGCCTGCTGCATGCACAAGGAATACGCACCTCGCCGCAAGATCGACATGCACACCATCTCGGGCGACTCAATGCGAGCTCGGACCCTGCAGCTCTGCAACGTCCCAGCACCACCGGCTCCAGTCCCACCTCCGGCTCCAGTCCCACCGCCCGCTCCTGGTATCGACCTCGCCGCAATCGCTGCAGGGATAGCAGCGGCCTCAAAGCAGATCGTGAAACAGGGCTCTAAGGGCGACGCTGCGAAGTGGGCTCAGGCACTGCTGAACAACAAGCTCGACGGACCAGACCGCGCAGTCGACGGCAACTTCGGCCCGGCCTCGGTAGCTGCGACTCGGATCTTCCAGCGGAACGTCAAGAAGTTTTTCAAGCTCAACAACTCACAGATGAAGGTCGACGGCATTATCGGCCCGGCGACCTGGTTCTGGCTAACCAAATGAAGGAGCTCCTCGGATGAGCCTCAAGGACGAACGCACTAGGGCATGGATCTATCGGGTACTCACCGCCATCGTCCCGCTCCTGATCGCTCAGGGAGCCATTGAAGGCCAGACGGCGGCCCTATGGCTCGCCCTCGCCGGGGCTGTCCTCGGGACCGGCCTCGCCAGTTTCAACACTTCAACGAAAGGGCCCGAAGCATGACTGCGATGGTGCTGCTCAACAACGCCGGCGCAGAGGCCGACTACACGGTCAGGAGTGGGACTGACTGGTACGACGACTTTCAGCTCCTCGACTCGACCGATACTCCCATCGACATCACGAGCTACACGATTACAGCGAACATCTCAGCGAGCTCAGCCGCCGGCGCTGCAGTTCTGAAGACGTTCACCGTGACCAAGACGGACGCCGCCCTCGGAAAGTTTCGGGTCAAGGTCCCAGCAGTCGACGCCACGCTGACTCCGGCGACGTATGTCTGGGCGATGCAATGGAACGACGGCACGAACGACGTCCCGGCCGCCTTCGGGAACTTCGTCGTCTTGGCATGGGGGCTCTGAGATGACGACCTCCGTGACCGTCAAGTCAACCAAGCCGCCGATCAAGCTCGTCTCCGAGCGCTCCGGCATAACCCTCGTCATCGACCGCTCGATCACCACGACCTCCGGCGGCGGAGGCGGCAGTGGCACCGTGACCAACGTCAGCGGGACCGCTCCGATCTCGGTCACCTCGCCGACGACGACGCCGGCCATCTCGATCTCGGAAGCGACGACCTCGCTGCCTGGCACGCTCTCGGCCGCCGACAAGACCAAGCTCGACTCGGTTACCTCTGGAGCTGCAGTCTCAGCCGTCAGCGGTAGCTTGCCAGTCCTCATCACTGGGAGCACAGCAGCGCCGACGGTCACGGTCAACGCTGCGACGACCTCGCTGCCTGGAACTCTTTCGGCGGCGGACAAGACCAAGCTCGACTCGGTCACCTCTGGGGCTGCAGTCTCAGCCGTCAGCGGGACCGCTCCCATCGTCTCCAGTGGAGGAGCTGCTCCGGCCATCTCGATCTCGGCAGCGACGACCTCGGCTCCTGGCTCAATGTCGGCCGCTCAGGTGACCAAGCTCGACGGCCTCGCCACGAACGCCGACCTCGCAGTCAACACCTCCCAGACCTACATCGGGAGCTCTGGCCTTGTCGGCTATGGGCTGAACAACGGCAGCTATGCCTCGACTCCTGACAGCGCTGCACTCGACATCGTTGGCGACATCGAGATCACTGCTCGGATGCAGCCGACGAGCTGGGCCCTCGGATCGAATCAGGGCATCGTTGGGAAGCGGCAGAGCGCCGGACAGTTGTCCTTTGTGTTCTCTATGCTTTCAGGCAAGCCGTCGCTCAACTGGACGACTGACGGCACCACAGTCAAGACCGCGTCCTGCTTGACTGCTGTGCCATTCACCACCGAGGCCGGCTGGGTTCGGATGACCTTCGACGTCGACAACGGAGCAAGCGGCAACACTGCGACGTTCTACACGGCGCCAGACTCAGCAACCGAGCCGACCTCCTGGACTCTGCTCGGGACAGTCACTACAGCGGGGACGACCTCGATCTTCTCCTCCACATCCATCGTCGAGTTCGGCTCGAACCTCATCGGGAACAACCAGGTGATCGGAGTTCTCAAGCGGGCGATCATCCGAAACAGCGTCGGCGACATCGTCTGCGACGCCGACTTCGAGGCTGCTCAGGAGGACGCTCTAGCCTTCACTGAGTCATCGGCGAATGCTGCGAGCGTCTCGGTGACGACTGCTCGCTACTTCTTCGGAGTCCCGAACGCTCAGTGGAGCACGACCGGCACCGCCTCAACGTCGGCGAATCAGACTCTCTACTCGCCCTTTGAGGTCATCGCTCCCATCTCGGTCGACATGTTCGCCGCAGAGGCGACAGTCGCAGGCGCTGCGGGCACACTGCGAGTCGGGATCTTCTCAGCGGACGCCAACCTGCAGCCGACGGGCAGTGTCTTAGCTCAGGGGACGATCCCCTACACGACTGGAGCAGCGCTCTACACGAAGCAGATCACGCCGCTCACGCTTCAGCCCGGCCGCTACCTGATCGCCTTCAACGTGACGACCTCGTCCACTTGGCGACGACTCGCCGGAGGAATCAGCTTCTCGCCGCAGGTACTCGGAGCGAACACCTTCTCGTCGAGGGTCTATTACGCGGAGACCATGAGCGGCGACTACACGACCGCCAACCCTTGGACCGTCAAGGTCGACGGCACGACTCCACACGTCCACACCGCGCTCCTACGATGGAAGGCCGCCTAATGATTACCAACCATATCGACATCGAGGGGAACCTGACGACGGTCGACGACGGCATTGCTGCCGAGCCCGAGCCGCTCCCGCCTGCAGTCGTCGCAGCTCAGGCGATCTCGACCGAGATCACCGTCCGGCTCGATCCCGCTGGCACGATCCCAGAGATCAAGGCCGCAATCATCGACGGCCTCGACGCTGCCATCGTCTCGCTCGGCGGCTGAGATGCTCGCAGAGTTGGAAGGCATCCAAGTAGTTAGCCTCACCGTCGGGATTATCGTCGCCATCGCAGCAGGGACCGCGTCAGTGTTTGTCATCTTCGAGAAGATCACCGGCAGCTTCGGCCGCTGGTTCGAGCGCCACTTTCGAGACAGCCTCGAACCAACGAACGACGCCATCGCCGACCTCCGCTCCGAGACCAGGTCGGCCGATCTTTACAACCGACACCACCTCGGCCCGAACGGCTCGACGATGCCGATCCACCTCCGGCTCAGAGACGTCGAGCGAACGGTCTCGCAGCTCTCAGCTCAAGACGACCGGCTCAAGAGCCTCCTCGAACAGATCATCCAGGCGGAGCCAGAGGAGGAATAAAACCTCGGCCGGCAACCCTCGGAGCCCCACCATCTTGTGCGCTAGCCCACAGCGCCGATGGTGGGGCTCTTTCGCGTGTCCGTTTCCACTGGTCACCTAACTGGTCACCTAGCCCCTTTTCGAGGCATTTTGACGAGGCCGCAAAACTGGCGAAACCCTTGCCGTAGCAAGGGTTTCGCTCTGTCGGGCTGGCGAGATTCGAACTCGCGGCCTCCTGACCCCCAGTGCATATTTACAGGTATTTAGGAGGTTGTCTGAGGTTGTCTGAGAAACTCAAAACCCCGTACTTTGTACTCTGCGAGGCTGTTTGAGGTTGTTTAGGGTAGGCTCGGAAAGTGTAGGAAATAAAAGCTACTGGTCACCTGACTGGTCACCTACTGGTCACCTAGCTTCCACGCCTGATTGGTTGCTAAGAGGTTGAAGGGTTAGGTGACCAGTTGGGTGACCAGTAGGTGACCAGTTGGACAAGCGAAAACAAGATTCTTACGTTATCGGCAGTAGGAGGCCAGGATGGCAAGAGCAACAGGTGAAGGAACGATCCGCAAGAACGAGCAGAAAGGTCGCTGGGAGGGTCGCGTGACAACTCACTGGGACCCCGAGACGTCTAAGGCGACGCGAGTCATGGTGACCGGCAAGACCCGAGGTGAGGTCGTTGAGAAGATGAAGGAGAAGCAGCGCCAAGCCGATCACGGCGTCTCGGCCGACATGATGAAGATGACCGTCGACGCCTACCTCACCGACTGGCTCGACAACG